GAATACGGATTCGCATTATCGACCTGCTCGCCTGCGCCTGCAACAAACGTGCCAGAAACGACTTCGACCAGAAGGTTGTTGTTCTCTTTATGCCGGATGATACCAACGCCGGTGCCTGTTGAGGTGCCACCGTGGGTAATATCGCCACCAGTTCCAACGCCGCCTGTGGCAACGCCAAACAAGGAAGCATCCGCAAGGGTGACCAGAACCGAATTCGCTCGGTTAACCGGAAAGTCGCTATCGTTATGATATACGGCACGAAGGGCAAAAATCAGGCCGGTCGGTCCGGACATTGGCTGTGTTCCAAAAATCTGCATTCCGATAAGGGAAGGCATAACACGCCGGAGCATCGGGATTAAAATAGGTGAAAAGTCGCCAACGCCCTGTGTGGTCGTGGTCTTTTCTCTCAGTTGTTCGGTATTTTCTAACAATTGAGCAACCGTGGCAAAATCCATCGGATTCAGTTTCGGGCATGTGGATACAAAATTCTCCCATTTGCCGGAACCTTCAAGCAATGGCAACCACTTGTCCAGAACTTCCTGCTCGACTGTAAAAGTCTCATACAATTTTTCCATTAGATTTTCTCCTTATGGTATTTTACGTTAAAAATATCTCTGTTATTCTTATTTACCGTTTAAAAATGGTTTTTATGGCAAATACTGATCGATTTCTGAATCATCTCCGCCGGACCCGTCATCGTCATCGTCATCGTTGATGTTTTCATTAAGGTCGTTATGCGAATTGTCATCATCATCGTCATCAGAATTTCCATCTTCCTTAACCTTTGCGATGATAATATTTGTTTTCTCTTCAAAGGTTTCGATGCTATCAGCTTCAATACCGTCAAGCAAATCCAAAACCTTCTCGGCATCGACATCTGTGAGGTCGGCCTCAGATACCAATTTCTTGAAGGATAATGCCTTTTCATATTCCAGAATCTGCTTTTTGTTGTCGATATCGGAGTTGATGGACTCATTTAGCTTGTCTTCCTGCTTTTTGAGTTTGCCCTCCAAATCGGTGACCACATCGGTCTCAGATTCAGGCACTTTGATATATTGCTCTTTGAGGACATTGGTGATTCCCTTTGCAATGCCTTCGGCAACCTTGACTTTCACATCGGATTCGATTCCCGGACGATTTTCATCGATGAATTCATCAACGGCCACTTTCGTATACTCGGAAAGTTTGTCGACCAACTCATTTTTGAATTTTTTCATCTCGGCTTTATTGGACTCTTCCAGGTCAGATTCCGTGGAGACAATCGCCTCTTTGACCTTTTCATTAACCGCCGCCTCAAATAGAGTGGTGATTTCTGTCAAAGCCTCATCGGATAACTGTTCCTTGAAGTATTTTTCCAAAATTTTCTTCAGGTCCATGTTTTTTCTCCTTTTAAAAATTTCCGTTATATAAAATAAATGATTTTTCGTATTATAAACATATTTACCGTTTAAGGTAACAACTATTCAAATTTTCTGTAATTCTTTAATTAAGCGTCTGCGTCTGCGTCAGCTTTTAGGCCGGACGTGAACTTGTCCAACTTTTTCATGAAAGCATTGGATGCAGGGTCATCGGAAGTCGCCAAACCTTTCAGTAATTGAACGGCTTTCATTTGCTCTTCATTTGAGCCCGACCAACCGGTATCGATAAGCTCTTTAATAATGGCCTTGGGGTCAACGGCCTCTTCAAGGAAATTTTTCCCTTTATCTGTTATCGAAAATGTATCTTTGCCTTTATTGGCACTTATCAATCCTTTTTTCACAAGCGGCTCGGCCACTTTCGCATCCAAGGTAAAGGCATCCTTCATTTGAACCTTTTGCAATATCTTTTTCTCTCCGCCTTCCATAACCATTTTCTGATGCTCCTGTAAATTTTCATACAGGTCCTCAAAATTATGGGTCATTTTTTTCATAACTGCTCCTTATTAATACGAATCAACGATTCGCATGGTTTTATTTTAAATCAATTTCGGCGACTGCTTTACCGTTCTCGTTTGAGGCACCCATCCATTTGATTTTATCTTTACTGGAACTCAATGCCTTTTCAAGCTCGGCCTTTAATTTTTTTGGGTCTTTCTCACTGTTCCAAGTAATCTTGATCGCTTTTCCTTTGCGCTCGATTTTATCTGGTTTGAGAGATTCGATATCCGTTTTCATTGATTCATCCACATTTTGGTAATTTTCGGAAATAGTGGATAAATACTGTTTAAACAGGTCAATTGCAACGTCATCCCGATCTTTTTGAGTTGATTTATCCAGAGCGTCCCGATATTCATCGAGTTCCTCAGATAAATCCTTTCCGACAAGGATTCCATTTTCCCAAATCCACTCAGTTTTTTCCATTACGGCAGTGACAAAAGCATTCGGTGCGGACGGATTTGTTACGATGTCACCCAGTGACACCAGATAAAGAGACTGGACGACTTTTGCATTGCCCGACTCTTTAACATCGCCAAATCCACGGGACGATATACCCATCTTGACTCCGCCGCCAATTAGGTTTTTAACCTGAGTCCCATGAGTTGTATTCAGCACTAATGCTTTTGTGATGAAATTATTCTCATCCTCTTTAACCTCAACAAACCGGTGCGATATGCGGTCCGGATTGATTTCTGAGGATTTTTCAACGGGATGGTTTAATTCACCAACGGCACGACCAACTTTCATAAATTCATCAATATGCTTTTTGATGGCTTCGCTTAAGACGGCCTTGGGATATACACGGTTGTTTTTATTTTTGACTTCGCCCTGGAGAGTGATGCCTTCGATATACATATCTTTCCGGCTTTTGCCTTCTCCAAGGTCGATGATATCCTCAGTGATTTTGATATCATCGGTCAGCTCGCATAATAGTTTCATGTTTTATCCTTTATTTATCATACTGCTTTATCTTGCATTGATTCACCTCTTTTTATTTATCGTCAGCATCATCGTCAGATTTGTCGTCAGCATCATCGTCAGATTTGTCGTCAGATTTTTTACTGTCTCCCACCGGGATACATTTTTTCTTATCCGGTCACCACTTTTGACCCGGCGGACACTTTTTTTCATCCTCTTCCTCTTCCATCTGGTCAACACCGGCCATATCTGCAGCGACTTTTTTGGTAATATTGGTCTTGGCCACGTCATAATGGTCTTGCATTTTACCTTTGAATCGGTCTTTAAAGCCGACCACATTGCTGTCCACGGCTTGTTTTAAAAGTTTATCCATGATATTTTATACTCCTTTTTGGATTTTCAATAATTATTAGGCGGCTTTGACATTTCCGACTTCATACCATCCCAAATCGGTTCCGTCTGAATCCTTGACCTTGACTTTACCGGCCTTTTTATTGACCTCTGTTACGGTCACGGTGATATCTTTGCCTTCCTGGTCAACGATGAGTTCGGTTCCCGATTTAAATTTAAAATCATTACCCAACTCTTCCAAGTCCAGTGTATCTTCAAATGTTTCTTGAAACTGTTTCATAAGGTTTTTCTCCTCTTAAATTTTACGTTAATATAACTATTTACCGATTTTATTCTTTTTCTTTCGGAGGTTTCTCTTTTTCTTTCGGAGGTGTTTCTTTTGGTTCCTCTTCTGGTTCCTCTTCCTCTTCAGGTTCCGGTTGCTGTTTGTCTTTATCATCCTTCGGTTCCGGCGACCCATCCCCAAATTCATCCTCTGGAGTTGGATCTATCTCACCTGCATCCTCTTCCTTTTTAATCTGGTCTTGTTGCTCTTTTATATCATCGTCCGTCATTTTAAAAATTTCCTTCTGGACATATAAATTACTGAAGTATTTGCCAATGAATTCTTCTATCTCCGTGGCGGTCTCAAGCCGGTCTTTCATGATTTCGGTATCTTTTAACTCGGCATAATAACTATCGTTCTGCCACAAAAATTTGATATCATTGCGGATTTTCATCCAGTCTTTTTTACTCATTGTGGATTTATAAACCAATTGTTTTTCAAGTAAATCCATGAATAAAAATGAAAAGCGATACCGCAGGTTTTTGATATACTTTACAAATTTCAATTCCTTGCGCGGCATTTCTCCAGACCGCCCTATTTGGATGGATGGATTTTCATCATCGTCAATTCTTTCAACCGGCACTTTGAGGGATTTGTATAATTTCTTTTTAAAATATATGATATCATCTATCTCGCCCAACTGCTGACCGCCCTCAAGGGTCTCAATTTTCGTCCCTTTTTGGTCACTGTTGGTCGGGAGATAATAATCCTGAATCATAGACAATACGTTTCTCTTGGTCGATAATTGGCCGGTATTGGCATCATAATAAACCTTGGATTTAAACCCGCGGATGAGTTTTTGCACATATGCATCCGCCTTTTTCTTTGGCAGTTTGCCAACATCGATAAAAAATACCCGGCGTTCCGGGGCACGAGTGATTCGATATATGACTGCAGAATCTTCCAAAAGTCGCAACTGATTCAAAGGTTTCAGACATTTATGTAACGGTGAGATAAATATGCGGCCCGTATAATCTGTTAGGCCGGACGGGACGAACGTTATCAAAGCATCCGAAATTAGGTATCCACTCTCCTCCTCTTTATAATTATATTGGTATAAATTCTTTGTATTAGCACATCCATCCAACCGTCTCTGGTTGATTTTGTAAACATAAGCATATTCGCCTTTTAATTCAATTTTCTTTTCGGCGGCGAATTCTTTAAGTTTATTATCAATTTTGATGCGAATAATATCAAACGGGGACAACAATTGTATCTTTTTGATGCCTTCCTTTTCATTATCGACAACATCTTGGAAATACAATCTCCCGTCTGTATACCATTTCCGAAATAAATATTCACTTTCATTATTAAAATTCAATAATTTAAGGATTTCATCAAACTCGGTCTTGATTTTTTTCTTGATTGAATCGGATAAATCAACTTTATCCAAATCAATATCGACCACATCATCGGTCTCTTTGATGATTGCCTCATTAACAATTTCATCGATGGCATCGTCAACCTCAAAATTTATGGTTGCCCGGCGATACATTGTAATCAGGTCATATATGGATTTTGCCCGAATTTCGAAGTCGAGTCCCCATGATAATTGGCTTATGCCAAAAGCATCGGCCTCCGGTTCATCGGTATTTTTTAGAATTACAACGTCATCCTTTACTTCCACATCATCTTCAAACTTATCTTCGCTTTTAGGAAATAATTTTTTTAATCGCCCGAAAACAGTCATTATCGTTTCCTTTTAGTTGATTTCGTTCGTGTGACTTTTGCTTTTTTATTTTTACCCTTGGTTTTCTTAACATGGTCTTTCCATTTGTCTCTCATTGCGGAGAATACTGCCTTTTCAGATTTCTTCCGCCACTTACCGGGAATATTTACCGCTGCGGCCCGATAGGTTTCCCACGTGAATACCGCAATATCCGACTGGATATGGCTGTTCAAATAACGCCGGATTATCAAATAAGAATAACCCATCGGCAAACGCAAGCTCGCCCATGCACGTTTAATTTGAGGATAAGTAATCCTCTTTTTATTTTTGGCTGACCTCACGAGTCTATCCGCCAACTGCAATCGCTTCGCCCACGGCAGATAATGTATATTCAATCCCAAAAACCCATCACCATATTTTGCCAAAAGTATCGGCATCGGTAAAACATCATAATATGGTAAAATGCTTGACCATTTCGGCGAGTATTTGAACATCATTGGAAATCCAAATCGAGCCCGTGTAATTTTTGACGGCTTTAATTTGGGAATCTCAACGTCTTTATATAGCCGGTCAAACATGACTTGGATATCCTTGGGGAATTTTCGTTTCCCGCGGACAAACTTAGTCCGTTTAAAAGTACCGGCTGTTCCCGGCTTTTGCTCAAATACATTTTGCCCTAATGCCATGATTTAAACCAGTTTTACTTTCAATACACGCTTTATTAGCTTCTTAAAGCCGGCCCAGTCCGCCCTCTTGATGATTTTCTCCATCTCGGCGGTCTCTGCCGGAGTTGCATTTTGGTAAAATTTGACCATCTCCTGAAAGCCGATATTGCCGCCGAAGGCAATCTCATTTAATATTTTGACAAAGTTTTTCATGCAGGTTCCGTATCATATGAGCCACATTTGGGACATTTAACTTCAAATGTATTTTTGCCGATTTTCTTTTTGAATCGTTTGCCGCACTCCATACATTGGAGCTGAGTGGATTCGCTTTTTTTGGCCTCTAAAATTTGCTTGAATGTTTTCATCTTAAATCCTTTTCAGTAAGGATGATAAATTTCATACCTTTTTTCTTGGCATATTTATCCGCCGCTTTCCATTTGTTTAAATTTTTGATATACTCAAAAATTTTCCTTTGATAGGTTTGAGTTTTTCGATTTTGTTGTGGAGGTTCGAGAGTGAATGCAAATGGCTTTATTTCAACGAGATATTCTTGTATCCCGCCGTCTTTTGTTTTAATTTTGAGCCATGCATCAACAAAATATCGATGATTTTTTCCATCCACATCGGCAGTATAAGGCACCACGACCTGTTCCGAATTCCACCTCATTATTGCCGGATTATGGTCAAAGAAACGATAAAACTTTAGTTCGAGTCCGGACCGAAAAATAATATTTCGGACGTCCCCCTTGTATTTTTCTGGATGGACGGGTCTGTAATATCCCTGTTTTAACGTCTTTTGATTATAGACCATTCAGATTAAATTAACTCCTATTATTACTATTTACCAATTTCTTCAAGTAACTTTTTCACTAAAGACTTCAATGCAATTTCATCATATTTTTCTTTAAAGGGACATTCCTTTCTATAAACATTCTCAATATCTAAAAATAACTTCCCACATATATTTTTACATCTACCGGGGACAGAAATAAATGGACATATATCTTTTGGTCCAGCTTCCTGCCACCATTTGAGCCCCTTTTCCATCGCCTCATTCACTTCGTCAGGGTCTACCGTAATCGATTGAACTGGAATACCGACCTTAAAAGTGATTTTTCGTGACATTTTTGCTCGTTTTAAATGGTTTTATTAGTTACATCATATTCGAACTGCTCCTGGTCGTAATATTTTATTCGGCGCAGAAAATGCTTCAATACATAATTCCGTCTGCTCCGGTATGTCAAATCATCGGTCACGTCATATAATTTGGCATTTTTGTTAAAGTATTTCCTTAAAAGTCGCCCAATACTCTGGATAACCTTTACACTCGACAAAACTGATTCTCCGAAAATCAAATTATGTAAATTTTTGATATTGATACCAGTCGAAAATGTCCCATAACTGGCGACTATGATTACATCATCATATTTCTCAGCAACGGCACGAACCTTTTCACGATATTTTACCTTTACCGTGCCGTCAATATAAAATACCTTTTTATCCTTAAAATTGCGCTTGATTAAACGATATAGATCCCGCCCATAATCACGTATTTTAAATAATATCATCGTATTTCCGGGACGTGACGCCGCCAACTGGCACAGAAACTTTTTCCGTGACGATATAGCTCGGATTATTTCATTCTCCTCCACATATTCTTTATGGTGCCGGCCCATGAACTTTTTGGTTATATCCGGTCCATATTTTAAAATAATGCATTTAATCTCGATATCGGATAAATATCCTTTTTCAATCAGCTCGGCGGACTTGGAAAATGTTTTGATATTACCCAAGAGCCCGTTAAGTTGCATCTTGGCAATTTTACAGTCTTTCAAATGACCGGTCATGCCGACCCGATAAATGGCATTTATACAATGATGCACAATCCGCGGGAGTTCCTTTGCGGTTGCCTCATGCACTTCATCGACCACCACGCAGTTAAATTTTTCAAAATACTCTGGTGGCATATTTTTTAACGATTGCCAAGTCGAAATCGTTATCATTTTATTAGTATATTTCTCGCGGCCGGAATAAATCCGGTGATTATATTTCCGAAAATCACATAAATTTTTGGCATACTCCTGGAAATCTGAGGACATTTGCTCGACCAGAGACGTCCGGGGAACCAATAAAAGACATTTTATATCATCGTATAAATACCTCAAAAGATTAAAAAGTATGTAATAAATAAACGATTTACCGGATGCTGTGGCCGACACGCCTATCATTTTCTGATGGTATAAAAAGTATTGTATGGTTTTTATTTGATAATCTCGTGGCACCAAGTCGGCTTTCAGGACCTCATTACAAAACTGCAGAATCTCATCTGATGATGTTTTGCCGCCCATTTCAAGGAGCCGTGGTTCGATTTCATATTCATAATCGCTTAGTTTCAGGTAACCTATTAATTTTTTTAATAAGCCAAACGGCAACAAGCAATTGTTAATATCAAATAAATGTATTTTTCCATCCCATATGCCAGATTGATATTTCGGACTCCATTGATGATTCGGAGAATAAAACGAAAAAACATCGCTTAATTCCTGCGCCTCATCATATTCACAATCAATCGAGACGAAAGCCTCATTATAATATTTAATTTTCATAGCAATTAACCGAAATAATTATTATTCTCTTTCTCCTCTTCGGCCACGACAGATTTATTATATTCGGAATCGATCCTATTATGAGTCTTGATATGGCTAACCAACTCCTTTACCTGCGAGAAAGTTCGTCCACATACCGGACAAGACACCAATTTAATATAATTCTCACCCATTTAAAAGCTCTCTGTTTTTGACCGTCTCCAGTAATTCTTCGTCTATCCCGGCCATATTATTATGTTTTTCTTCCAAATGCCGGTGCATATCATCTGTATCTTTACAGATACATTTGCATATTGGGCATGTTGGTTTACTTTTTAACATTTTTTCCTCTCTTTCTCCAAGCATTCCAACCGAACATCCGGACCGACCGATAAATAACGACCCGTTTCCATTTGGCAACGCCCAAAACTTCCATCGCCTCCAAGAAAATTTGGTCTGCTCGTTTCCTGGTATAAATCTGAGTTCTATAAAGCCAATCATGTATGACCGCCGCCTTACCGTATAATCCAGTCGGCGGAAGTATTGACCAAAAAATCCTTGGAATGGATGCAAAATCCATCCGGAATTTTTTATGAACATATATAATATCAGATGTATATTTTGCCGGATAAACTAAATGATACTCAAATGGTTGAGCGACCTCCCAAATCCGACCATCGATATGCTCCACTATTAATGGTGTCGTAAATTTACTCATCGTCCACGGCCCTTTCTACCTCTTTGGTCTTGGTTTCATTATCGGCCTGCTTTCAATTCTTTAAATTTGATTAAGTTATTGATATCAAAGGATAATTGAGTCGTTTTCTTTAGGATACTCTCTATCATTTCGACAATTTTCCTTTGGCACTCTACCTGATAAAATATTTTTGAATACTCATCATCAGAATCAATATAAAATTTGACCTGAGTATGTTTTACCTCATATGCATAATGAAATAGATAGTGATTGAGCTTATCCCGCCATATAACGGCGAGTTCCTTATCTTTTTTCATTAATTTATGCGACTGTTTATAAAAATGCCTGAGCCACTTGCTGTGCAAATTTGGAATCGTGCGCAATTTTGCCTCAAGGTCGGCTTTATCCAGGTTGAAGTCCTCTTCGGCCTCTTTTAAATAATTTTCTATGATATCATCATATTTCATGACTCTATTATACTATAAATTCGCTAATTTGACACTCTTTGATATGTAAAATTGTTTACTTTAAATGTAACGTCCATTCTGGCCGGTTCAATATCATCAATTTGAAAATTCATCGGGATATCAGATATGGTAAATGGAAAAGCATCGATTAAGGTACACTCCATAATGGTTTGAAATTTTGCGTTTAAAATATCAATACCGATATCAATCACGTCCCGTTCTAAAGCAATTTCATTAGGATTTCTTAGCCGGACAATCCAGTCGGCAAAAGTCTGCCAATTTTCAAGTTCCTCTTGAACCAAAAATTGCATATTCACTTCCTCAAATTCCAATGAATCTCCGGGGATATGAATTATGCGAATTGAAGTTGGTTGCGGGGTAACTCCCATAATAAAACTCGGTAAATTTAAAGTAATACAGGTGCCGCCCAAATTTCTGACGTCCGGTCGGTCCGATAAGAAGGTGACCCGAAATCGATTCTCAAAATTGAAATTATATATTCCTGGTTTTGTTTCAGCCATTTTTTGACAATTCCTCTTGATTTTTGGTATACTTGTTCCCATTACTATTTACCAATCCATTTAAACGGTAAATATAGTTTTAACTAAATTTCGTGCGGTTCGATTGGTGCCATCCCGCACGAGCCTTGAATCGGCTTGATTGGGGACCATAACTAAAAAAACCATTCGTACACCTAAAGTTCATCATCAAATGTGATAAGGTTAAAAATTAAAGCGAAATTGAAACGGGGACGAACAGGATAAAATAATTGCAAATGGTGGGAATCGGCCATGAGGCTTTAAGCTTCTAAACTAATGACCATAGCAGACTTGGGAAGGTCTGCAAATGCTATCTTGGCATTAGCAAAAAACTATCTCCTGATATATCGAAATGGTTTTCTTATCTTTTGATAAGTTTAGTCGAATTAAAAATAATGTCAAATGTTTTGCTTTTTAATTTTTCAATCTAAGTTAACCAAGCAAGCATTTGTTTCTATGGGAGAGGTTTCTTATGAATATAATTTATGTTTATACGGATGGGTCATGTCCTCATCAAACCAAACATATGGGAATAGGTATCTATGTCAAATATAAAGGCAAAGAGATTAAATTTTCCAAATATGTCGGCATGGGAACGAATAATATTGCCGAACTCACCGCTATCAAAGTCGCCCTGCAGAAATTAAAACAATATCAAAATCACCGCATTAAAATAATCACCGATTCGAAATATTGCATCGGGGTCATAACCAATAAATATTGGAAGCCGAAGAAAAATACCAAATTAATCAAAAAAATTAAAAGGTTGCTGAAACAATATAAAGATTTATCGTTTGAATGGGTCAAAGGCCACGATGAAAGTTATGGTAATAAACAGGCCGATAAATTAGCCTTGGAATCCAGGAAAAACGGGGAGAAAAATAATCCCACTGGATATTTATATATCAAACCTTATAAAACTAAGGATGAGGTTGCGGCGGGACGTGGCACATTCGTATATAAAACAAAGCATTACACGCCAGAAGAAATCGCAAAAGAAATGGAAAATAATCGAAGAAAAAGCTAAAGTTTTGTTGACAAAGGCCGATAACAGTTATAGAATGGAAAGAAACGGTTAGGAAACTAAAACTAAAAAGGAGAAGTAAACATGGCACAAGCAAAGAAAAAAGCAAATACACCGGATTTTATGGCCACGGTAACTGGTAACGCCAAGGTCGCCGAAAAGAGCACCGCCAAAAAGACGGACGACACCATTATAACAGACGCACCGGAAACCGTAAAAGCCGACATCACCAACCTGATTGTCGCCAAGAAAAAGGCCAAGGAAGCCAAATCGGATATTGCCAAGGCCGAAAAGAGCATCCTTGAATTTGGCAGGGGACGCCACGATGACGAAGCCTTTGCCGGACGCTTTAAGAAATCCCGCAAGATTGAGGGCACCGAAGGAAATACGGTAAATTTTATCACCGCCAACAAATGGAGCTTCTCGCCGGACGATGTAGAGGATATCAACGGCCTTTTAGGGGACGCCGCCGATGACCTGATTGAAAAGGATTATGTCGTAAAAATTAACTCGGAAGTTTTTACCGATGAGGCCAAGCAAAAAGAGCTGATGGAACTTTTGGGAGACCGATGGAATGACTTTTTTGAAACCACGGTAACCTATAAGGTATCCGAAAACTTTGACGAAGCCGTATATACCGAACTGAAACCGGACGGACTGGCCGACCTCAAGGTTTTTATGAGACAAAGCAAGCCTTCAATCCGGTAACCAACCGGAACCGCATGGAATACCGCATGGAATCAGATTCCATGCGGCGGCGAAATACAACATATAAATAGTAGAATTTTCAAAATATACAACATGAGGTGTACATTATGCTCGCAAACCCGACCGAATTTCAACAAATTGATGAACTCGATGATACCGAATATCTTTGGCTTTGTGACGATTGCAATACGATATTTGATGGCAAACATGCCATCCTGCCGCACGGTGGCCTTTGTGACCCCTGCCTAATTAAAAAAATAACCAAAGCCGACCATTTGGAAGAGGACATTCCTTTTTAGGAGATTGAAATGAAAATCAAAAACTTTAAATATTTTTATCCCGAAAAGCCGGTCTTGACGACTATCGACCAAGAATTATTTGGGGATATGAGCAACGATGACGACTATGTCGCAGAGCCCAAATATAATGGGCAACGTTGTTGCTTGCATATAATGGACGGCAAGGTCGAGTTTTGGGGACGCCACGGCAAAAAACTCAAATATAATGACGACCCTGACCCCGAAATGGTCGCCGAATTAAAGGCCAGATTTCCCAAGGGATACTTCCTATTTGATAGTGAACTCCGGCATAACAAAACAACCGGCATCCGCAATAAACTTGTATTATGGGATGTATTTATTTGGAGAGACGAGCTATTAAATAAATTGCAATATTGGTCACGCAGAGCCATGCTCGAATTGAGGATTGAGGATATGGATACCTCAAAAATCACGCTCATCGCCCAACATAGCACCGATTTTAAAAGGGTATATGAGAAATATGCTTCCGACCCTTCGGATGAATTTGAGGGACTGGTAATGAAAAACGTCCACGGCATGATAAATATAGGCCGGACGTCCGCCGCCGAATCAAACTGGATGTTTAAAGTCCGCAAACCAAGTGGTAGATATAAATTTTAAAGGAGAAATAAAATGAAAGTTGAATTTCAAAAAACCGAAGGTGATATGAAACTTATGGCCATCTATGTCGCCCAACTCAAACGGGAAGGGATGGGTTTCAAATTGACAATAACATGAGCAACTATACCGTAACCATTACAGGATTCTAAAATGAAATTAATTATTATAATCCAACTGGCAATCATCATCGGATATTTATCCGGTATTTTAAAACCAATATAAGGAGAAATAATGAAAGTTATAATGAATATCATAGATGAAAATGGCATAATGTTATTTGAACATGACATGGAAATATCAGATAAATGTAAAATAAAATTTCTGCCAACAGGGAGAGTGATTAAGAATGCCATTAAAGAAATATTTAAAAGAAAACGGGACGATAAAATGAACGAACGAATTGCACAGCAACGGAAATTCGTGGAATGGTTGAAGGCAAAGGGTGAATACAATGCCCTTGATTCAGCAGCAACCATGCAAAGGATGTTCGAAGTCTGGACAAAATCCAAACCGAAATAAAGGAGAAATAATCATGACGAGCAAAAAGGAAAAAATTGTTGTATCTGACCTCCGGCACATTAACGGATATGAAAGGGATTGCTTCAAAGTGGTAAAGGCTGTGAATACCATTAAATTTCCCATCGGCAAATACCTCTCCTCCAAAGAGGTTGAGGATGAAATCAAATACAATTCCGATATGACGGTCGATATTGTGCCGCAGAAAAAGTAAACCCCTCTCCCTAATCCGCCGATAATTTGCCGGAAATTGTCATAAAACTGACAATTTTCGGTAGATAAGCGTTACGAAATCAGTAACTATTTGAAATGTTTACACCTGAAACTTGGCATAAAAATAATTTGAGAAAAAGCTAAAGTTTTGTTGACAAGTGCCGATAACAGTTATAGAATGGAAAGAAACGGTCAACAAAAGGAGAAATAAATATGACAACCATTTTTGATAACAGGCCGAATTACTTAAGCAACAGCCGATTTAAAGTAGCAAAAAGATCCGGCACCGGAAACTCCACTTGTCCGGTTTCCGAAATGGAACGGGTCAGATTGCAAAATCACATTATTGACGATTCTGTTGTATCCGATTTTATGCAGTTTTTATACGATATGGGTGAGGACATTATATCGGTAGAACTCTCACATCGCCAGACGACCCAACGATGGGGAACCGCATGGACTGCCAAACGCCGAGTGGTATTATATCGCCATACCGCATGGACTTTTTTGCATGAGGTCGCCCATGTTATAAACGATGGAGACGCCAGAGCCGAATCCGAACGTGCTAATGCACCATATTTTCAATACAAACGCAAAGCCCACGGTCGCTCATTTGGTAAATATCAGCAGATGCTTTATGATTTATGGATGGAGCATATCGAGCCGAGATGGGATGAACTTAAAATAGCCGCACTGAATGCACCGGCACCGCCCAAGGTAGATCCGGTCAAGGCCGAATTTGAAAAGGCTTTTGTGGCCGGACAATTTGGGATGATGGTATCGGTTTGTGTTGAAGCCGATGGCAATAGTTATATTGATGGCAAAGGGGCAATAACCGACTATCGGAAATATTTGGATATGTTGGTAAAGGCCAGAGAAACGGATGAAAAATTCAAACCGCTTTTTACGCCGCCCAAACGCCACGTGGTAACAGGTGGGGACGTGCAGGTCGGGGACAAGGTTTGGTTTTGGAGCAGCAAACGAAAAACCACCAAGATAACCGGCATCGTAAAAAGAGTCAATTTGAAAACCTGCCGGATTACCAATACGCCGGACGGAACTGATTGGAGAATATCTCCAAGGCTATTAAATAAGGAAATTTAATGAGCACTTTTAAAGATTTATTGACCGAAGCCACCGGAGATAAGTGGAGATGGAAACCCAAAACTAAAATTGAAAAGTGGATAGCAAAAGAGATGTGGGAATGGTTAACTCCCGCTGAGCAGAAAGCCGAACGGATTAATTTTGATTTGGCTGACGATTCTATGGATTTCAGGTCGGCCATGATGCATATCGCAAACGGTGAATATAAGGAAGCCGCCCGATTGTTAAAGGTTTCTGGTGACCCTGAACTTATAAAGGCCGTTTCAAAAATAGGGAGCAACTAAATTCGCAGAGGATAATTTTCCAAAATACAAAATAAAAATCGAAGGAAAATAACATGAAAAGCATGAGGGAATTAATGCCGAGAAAATCGGTGCAAATAGTAAAGCGTTATCTGGATACTTTTAACGAGTCGGAATTGGCCGACATTGTCGAATATATTGAGGATAAAAAGAATCCCCATATATCCGATGACCCTGCATTTGTCATAATGTATGCCGATGAGCATGAGGCCAAAATCGAAAAGAGGGACGGATATTGGTGGCTAATGAAAGGCAAAAAAGAGATTTTTAAAATCGATGAAAATGGGGACGTCACAAAACCCAAGGGTAAAAAGGTCATCGAAAATATTTTTGAGAAATCGGATTAATGGACCAGGTTTTGCATGCAACAAATTATTGGGATAATGATAGTTATAGTATTGGTTTGCTCTTTAGCTTTTTGTGAGCCACAGGTATCGGTAAAAGAGCAACCACAGGTGGAGCAACCTAAAACCACTAAAACCACCAAAGCCGACCCACAAGGATTCGCCGGAATGTTTTAAAAAATAGTTTGAGGAGGAATAATGTACTATTATTGGATTGAATGGATGATGGAAACTCATGACTTTGATTATAAACTTCCAATTAGTCAATGGGGATTTAATAAAAGAACACAATATGCTTTTTGTGATGCTTTTATTTATCAAGTAAACCACTAAAACCATTTAAAAATAATTTGAGAAAAAGCTAAAGTTTTGTTGACAAGTGCCGATAACAGTTATAGAATGGAAAGAAACGGTCAACAAAAGGAGATCTAAATATTATGAACATGCCTAAAGTAAACATCGAAAACGCCAAAAACAAACTCGCCGGTAATGAAGAAGGACTGGCCATTCTTGATATCATAGTAAAAAAGGATGGGACGGTCAGAGCAAGTAAGCCAAAGGTAACGGACGACCCGATAACGGGAAAGGCCGCATACGTTTGGAGATGGGTCTGCTTTTTGGTATCGCCGAAACCGGCACATCAATGTATGCCTTGCACCGCTGATTTTGACCTTCCGGCATATGATGAGAACGGGAAATGGAGATGTTCTTTGGCCAGAGAGATGGGAAAAATTTTAGACCCGATTGAAAAGGCCATAGTTGATTCGGTTGATAAAACAGATTGGCACGGAGTTATTCGATGGGGACAGGTATTTGGGAGAATTTCATAATGCCAAAAATTACATCAAACCCGCAAATTCACAAATGCAAATGTGGAAGTATATTTTGGGACTTTAAGCAGACCGGCCAGTGTCCGATTTGTGCCGATAAAGAAAAGGAGAAATCAAAATGATGACAGATAATGACGTTCATGATATGATGGAAGAAATGCATATTTGCCCCTCATGCCACGACCATACTCCTTGTGGATGTGAGCCGATTGATGAGGAACGTGAACGGGAGCTGATTCATATGACCGTTAAAATGTGCACCGGTTGCCGCAAATTATATGAACCGATAATGGAAGAAGATGGGGATTGTTGCCCGTCTTGTGCAAGGTATTAATATGTCCGAACTAAAATATAGCACATCTGGATTGCCTTTTATTGAACTCCGGCATGAAGAAGAGGATTACGGTAATTTAATTTTCAGCCGGACGACTCAAACCGTTAACGGATATAAATATCTTTGCTTTACGCACCGATATGTGGACAACGTCAAAATCAAAAAAGGCAAAGGCCATGATTATGCTAAAATACAGGTTAACGATTCCTGTATTTTTAATATGAAAATGAAACGGGATGAGGCCGGTATTAGGGGTGTCCCACAGGGAGCAATACCACGCCGCCTTGTTGATTGGATAATAGCCACGTTTAAACCCTTTTTAATTGATGATACTATATTTCCATTTTCGGCAATTAAAGAACTCGAGCCGATTATTGAAGCAATGGACATCGATAAAATATTGGAAACAAAGTTAAAACGTGCTTATAAATCTAAAAAGGAAAAAGTCGAGCCGGAGGATGTACCAATGGAGACTGCTAAAGTATCCGGTAAATTGACTGACTTATTTTAAATGAAACGTCTAAATAAAAAGGGCTTCACGTTAATTGAGCTGATTGCAGTTCTATTAATCATTGGTGTATTGGGCACCTTTATTGCCAAGAGATATATTGGTTTTGATACACATGCCAAGGAAAAAATTGAGGCCGTGCAACAGACCGCTCAAAGCCGCAAGGATGGCTTATATAAATATGCCGGTATAGAAAAATCTGAAGAGGATGCCGCAACCGATGTCGAAACGGAAGAAGAAAATAATAGTGAATAAAGAACTGGCCGAGAGCCAGAAACTTCCGTTCGCCATTCCCACCGCAAAACCCACCAAATGGCACAAAGATAAATCCAAATATGACCGCAAAAAAGAAAAGGTAATTCCTGCCGATTAGCATATGTTGTGCTTGTTTTGACAAAACCCTCCCCTATTTGGTATAATAGATGACAGAAAGGTGGAGCAGATGTCTAAAAATAAGCAGAAAAATCCAAAGGGAAAGCACTATGTTACCAATAAGGAAATGATAACGGAGCTGAAAAAGCTAAAAAAGACTGGCGTAATAGGCGAGCGATTGCATCTGATATTCTATGAAATGGCGGAACAGATAGGCACGAAAGGCCGTTTTTCCGGCTATACTTGGATTGAGGATATGGTCTCCGATGCATACCTTAAATGTTGTATTATTGCCCATAAATTTGACACGGAACGGACAAACCCATTCGGGTATTTTACGACTGTAATTATTCACTATTTTTGGGATGCCTTGGCGGGAGAAAAAAAGCAGAAAAACATTAAAGATAAACTGCGGGACGAACAGATATCCCAATTATATCACCGTTATGGCATTCAATTTAAAGTGGGGCAGAGACATGATATGTAAAAAATTATTGGTTTTGACGGTTGGATTGCCACAGTCCGGCAAATCAACATGGGCAAAGGAGTCAGGACATCCTATTGTCAATCGGGATGCCATCCGAAAAACTCTTGGTGGCACCATTCGGTATTTTAAAGAGGAGAAAAGAGTATCTGAAATTGAACGGCTTATGGTTGAATCATTATTTAACGCCGGTCATGATACCGTTGTGGTTGATGCAACTAACCTCCGGCCAGTATATCGTAAGTCATGGGAGAAGTTTGCCAAAGAACTGAGTGATGTAAAGATATATTTACGCCACTTTTATACCTCAATGGAAGTTTGTATCCAGAGAGCAAAACGAAATTTTCCTGATGAGCCCCGTTTCCCGACCGTTATTCGTGGAATGTGGGAAAGTGCCACATTAGATGCAGGGAATATACCAGAAAAACAAATAAAATTCGGAGATTAACAAAATGGCTGTTGCTGTAATTGGCGACCTTCACTTCGGAATGCGGATTAACGATGAGCGATTTATCGATTACCAAATAACCGAGTGGAAGAAATTTATAGGATATTGCAAAGAGAACGATATCAGGCGGATGATTATATTGGGGGATTTTTTCGATAACCGGAATTTTATATCGATTAAAATCCTGGACATTGTTTTAAATGAGATTGCCAGCGATATTAAAGTGCTTTTGCTCATTGGGAACCACGATACTCTTTTCAAAAATACGAGCAAAGTCAACACTCCGGACCTGATATTTAAAAAGCATAAACATATCAAAATTGTTCAGGCACCGGAGGAGATTGAAATTGATGGAGTCCCGTGCCTTTTTGTGCCGTGGATAAACAAAGAGAACTGGGATGAGTCTCTGGCCGCAATAAAAAATTCTAAGGCGAAGTATTGCTTCGGCCATTTCGAACTGCAAGGTTTTGAAATGACCAATGGTATCAAATGCACTGGCGGGATGAATGCATCGACCCTGCGTAAATTTAAATGGGTATTTTCCGGTCACTTTCATCTGGTGCAGAAAAAGGGCAATATCTTTTATTTGGGGTCGTTTTATCAGACCACGTGGGCCGACTGCGGCGACCAGAAGTTTGCTTATACTTTAGAGCTTGCACAGAAAATAGCCCAAACTCAGCGATTGGACGATTTTGACTTAAAACAAGTCCCAATGGCCCGATCGATATTCAAAAAAATATATTTGACGGCGGACAAGCCTATAACTAAAAAGCACGTTGAATCCGCCGCCGATTGTTATGTAAAGGTTTATCTCAATTACAAAATGAAGGCAAAAGATGAAAAACTTTTGTCAAAATTGATGGAATCTGCTATAAAATGTGATGTCATTGATATAAGTCTTTTATTGGATGCGCCGGATGATGGGGACGTTGACAATGAGGATTTTATGGAAATATTTGAAGGGTATATGGAAATCCAAGACGATTTGGATGCCGACCTCAAAGCCGGGGTTATAAAATTGATGAAGGAGACCTATAATGAAGCCCTCAGTTGATTTGAGCAAGCCAGTCACTGATTTATCGGATGTCGGAGTTGGTGATTTTGGGTTTAATTCCGTCCGTGCAAAGATATTATATCAATGGCAAATTACGGAAGATATCCAAGACCACTCTCCATATCTGGAATTCGGTTGGTATGGATTTGTGCCACTGATAATTTTCAGGAGCTAAAATGCTATTCAAGAAAATCAAATGGAAAAACCTGTTCTCCTATGGAAAAGGTTGGACGGAGATGCGTCTCGATTCCCAAGAGACCATCAATATTATCGGCAATAATGGGGCCGGCAAATCAGTCTTCGTTGAGGCATTATTTTTTGCTTTGACCGGCAGACCACTGCGAAAATGTAAAAAGGAGCAAATTGTAAACATCCTCAATAAAAAGGACTGCCTTGTGGTATTGGAGGTGCAGGCCGGAAAATCCAATTATATAATTTCCCGTGGGGCAAAGCCGAACGTTTTTACCATCGAAAAGGACGGGACGCCGATGGATGAAGCGTCAATGATGATGGATACTCAGACATATTTGGAGTTTGTGCTTGGATTTTCAAAGAAAAATTTAAAGCATACACTCATCATGTCCACAACTGATTATATCCCGTTCCTGCGCCTCACAGCCGCCGACAAACGGATGTTTATAGAGGATATCCTGGCGATTGAGATATTTTCCGTGATGAATAAACTCGTCAAGGCAAAATTATCGATATTAAAGGATGAGATGCGAGATAATGATACCGCTATCGATAAACTTCAATATAAACTAAATATGATTTTGGAGTACAATAAGCAACAGCGGGAATCCAACGATGACCAAATTGAGGAGTTGATGGGGAGTATTGAAAAAGAACAGGCATCGGCAAAAGATGAACTGGCCGCATTAAAAAAGCAGGCCGGGGAATTAAAACAGTCGATGATAGACCTTAAAAAAAGGTCTGCAGACCTCACTTTGGGTATAGCCGACAAGCAAGCCGCCCACGAAAAATTGGGCAATGAGCGGTCCGGATATTTTCATGAGATGGTCGCTTTAAAAGAGGGATTGGAAGGTGATAAAGAAAAATATCGGCAAAACCACGATAAGGGGTCAAAAGTCCGCTATAAAATCGGTCTTGAATTGGAAGGTAAAAAGACCGACCTTGAATATTATACGGTAACAACCGAATGCTCCGCTTGTAAACAGCCAATGGACCCAAAATTCCAAAAGAAACAATTGGCGGATATTCGAGCAGAGATAGAGATATTAGAAAAACGCCACAAAAAAGTCGAAGCTGAGTTGGATAAGGTTGAGGCATTTAAGGCGGAGATTGATAAGATTGAAGCCGATACGATTGCACCACTTGACGAAAAGTGTAAACTTCTGGAAACAGAAATGTCAAATTATCAGCTTGGATGGTATGATGACGAGAATGACGTAAAGGTAAACGATGCAAAAATTGAGGCCGGTAAAAAGCAACTGGCCAATTTTAAGGCAACTCGTGAGTCCGTAATTTCCAATACAAAACGCCGCATCACCGAAGTCGAAAAACAAATTGAAGACCTGCGAAACGAGTCCCGTGGGAATTTAAAAGATGAGGATGGGCCGGCAGAGGAGGTTTCAGCCGCCCAAATAAATCAAAAACAACTGGCCTTTAAAAAACTGGTTCACGATGTAACGATCAAAATACTGTCCGATAAAGGCATTAAGACCTATATTATTAAACGTTATATCCCGAAACTCAACACATTGGTCAACCAGTATTTGAGCATTTTATCTGCGCCATATGAAATATCATTTGATGAGGAACTCGAAGAGAAAATTGCCCTCAAGGGATATGATAAATTGTCTTATAATAATTTTTCCGAAGGGGAGAGGCAACGATGTGATATCGCCCTGCTATTTTCATTTCTTGATATTGCCAAAATGAAAAATTCCCTGACCTCAAATCTGCTCATTATGGATGAGGTATTTGACCGGAGTCTGGACGATGACGGCATCCGCGGGATAATAAATATCATTGATTCCATGCGCCAGAAAGGATTTACAATTATCAATATTTCACATAAACATCAACTGGCCGACCAATTTGATGTCACTTTTCGAGCCATAAAAGAGAGATTCTCGAGATTGGAAAAAATATGAAATATAATTATTCAGAGGAGAAATAATGACATATGATTACGGAACGTGGTATAATGTAAAACGTTATATCAATCGATTTAAAAACGGCCAGATTATCAAACGTAAACGCCTTTTAAAGCAAAGGGAATTTGAGAAAAAGCTACCACCTTTAAAACGCGGATACCATTGGATGGAATCCTATTTGCAAGCCCACATGTATTTTAGTCATGAATATGGGACGGTTGATGTATATCGGCGTTACCTAACAAAAGCCGGATATTTGAAAAGAGTTAGGCAAGGAGAATATATAAAAGTGAAACATATTCCGATTAGAATTACCCGCCGAGACGTCCAACGACAGGGATATGACGTTTCTAATTATCAAAAAGGATGGTAAATCTTGCAATA